AACGTGCGTCTTCTCTTTCGGTGCCTGCTTCTTCGGGAGCTGGACGAGCTGCGCGGGATTCACTGCCAAGAGGTCGCAAATGCTGACCGCATAGGTGAGGCTCCGCTTTAGGACGTGAAGAATCAGGTTGACAGTGCTCCGGCTGTATTTGTCCATCTTCCCGTTGATATAAGCTTGAATCATGAGCGGCGTCAAATCCCCGAGAGACTTTGCGCCTATATCCTTCTTGATATGATTTTCAATGCAGGCCTTGTATGTGCGGACCGTATTCTCCCGGAAATTTTTCTCGGCCACTTCCTTTGTCCATTGGTCGAGAAAGTCAGAAAGAATGATTTTCCGGGCGTCGTGAATTCTTCCGGTCCTGTCTTTCTCGGCCATGGCTAAGCGATATGCCCGCTCACATTCGTCTCTCGTCTTTCCGCCGACGCGGACGAGGCGCTTCCGCTTTCCGTTTTCGTCGGTGGTCTCTAAGGTATAGTACCAAGACTTCCCACGTTTCCTTATGTATGCCATATATACCCCTCCCCGTATAGGTATTACCCGGCGTCAGATTCGCCCGGCCCATAGTTCCGAGATTCTTTTCCCACGAAATCCGCCCGGTCTTTTTCATAGAAGAAATCAAGCTGAACGTCCACGGCTTCCCTGTGCTCCTCTGTGAGCTCACGGTATTTTTTGATATGTTCGCGCTCTGTGTCGGAAAGCTTTAACGCTCTATCTATTTCCGTCTCCGGGAATAAATCATTGATACTGATATGAAGCGCAAGAGCAATCTTGAAAAGCATATCACTTCCCGGATCATTTATATTGTGCTCATACCCGGAAATGGTATTGTCCCTAACCCCTACAAGTTCCCCGAGTTCTTTCTGCGTGAGATCACGAGCCTTGCGATATTCCATTATTTTTTGTGCTATGTGTTTTTCAACGGCCATGTTGTCCGTCTTTGAATCAGAAACATTTCTCCTCGGTTCCAAACGGACAGGATAATTCTCGTCGAGAGCTTCCAATAAATTATTGAGTGGCATATTCATTGCGAGTGCCACTTTTTTTAATGTGGTCACGGAGGGAATGATCGGCTTATTATTTTTGGTGTTCTTGTTTTTTTCGAGCATCCAAATATAAGGGCGCGTCAAAGAGGCGCGTTGCGCAAACTCCTCCAATGATAACCTATTCGCCTCTCGATAAGAGCGTATCAGGTCTCCTAATGTCATAGTGTTTCACTCCTTTTGTTAAGCGAATTATACAAAAAGAAAATTTATTTGTAAAGTGGGCTTGACATTTTTTTCGAGGGTGTTATACTGTAAATGTGTTAAGTCGATTTTACAGAAAACGAGGTGAGGATATGGGTAGTTTGAAGGCGCTGCGCGAGAAACAACGAATGACGCAAGACGAGCTTGCAGAAAAGTCGGGTGTCTCGCGCGTCACTATTTCCAAGCTGGAATCGGGTGCACAACGGGTTACAACCAATACCACAATCATCAAACTTGCGCGAGCTTTGAATGTTGACGCTGGCGATTTATTATCCTTAGAAAGTTAAGTGGACATAACAAAATAGAAGTAAATAAGAGTAAATGTTCGTAAAAGAAATCCTACTTAAGTAGGATAGCATTCCCCTTCAGGGAATGCTCTACACCCTCTCAGTTAGGAGGTGAGAATATGGCGGAAGCGGAAAGGGCGCTGGTCCTCGACGACGCGGAACGGCTGCTCTCGTTGGAGGAGGTCGGCGCGAGGCTCGGATCAGGGAGGCCCTTCGTCGGGCGGCTGATACAGGCAGGGCTCTTGCAGGCGCTTTCCTTCCGAAGAATCAAACGGGTTCCGAAGTCGGAGCTCACGCGCTTCATACAGGACCATTTGGGGGAAGACCTGTATGCGACGCTCGAAGCAAGGGAAAGGATGGTGAGGGCATGATACTTGCGAGAAGGTTCTATCAGTTCTTGGCACTCACGGGCGTTGCCTTTGTGCTCGGCGTCTTGGGAATCGGCCTTTGTCTCATAACAATGCTGGTTACCTATTACACACTCATATCAATCTGCTGAGGAGGAGATACCATGAAAATCTATTTGAGCCATCCATACGGGGGAAAGCTGGAGAACAGAATCAAGGCGGCGCGGCTGGCGCGAATCTACAGGGAGATTTGGGACGCCGAAGGGAAAGAGGATTTCGAGATTGTGAATCCGCTGGAAGAACTTCGGGGCCTCGCAGGGAAGAAGACGGAAGAAGAAATCCTTCAGGAAGCAATCAAACTCATGAAGACCTGTGACGCGGTTTTCTTCGCTCCGGGCTGGCAGGCTTCCAACGGTTGCCTGAAGGAACATGCGGCGGCGCTGCTTCACATGCCGATGTATCATATCCCGTCGGGGCTGGTCGCATGATATGGGACGCATTGACGGAGGAAGGAATGACGGCCGTTCTCCTCGTGATCCTGATTCTCATAATTCTGTTCTTGTAACATGTAGGGATTGCGGCGTCGAGTTCATGGGCGGGGCGAAGGAAAGATTCTGTCCCATGTGCAAGCATGAACACTTGAAGGCGAGCCGCAGGGATTATCGGAAATTCCTCAAGAAAAATGGCTGGTGCTATGACTGCGGAATGCCGGTCAAAGAAGGACGGACACGGTGCGAGAAATGCCTGAGAAAGATTGCGGACAGACAAAAAAAGGCTGACGCGCAAAAGCACGACAGCCAAAACAAAAAATATAACCAAGTGGAGTATACCACGAAAGAGGAGGAAAAGTAAATGGGAGACGTAGAGAATCCGATGGTCGTTGATTGTTTGTGGCCGGACTACGAAAAGCTGGACCGTCCGACAAAGGCGGAGATAGAGGAAGCCGGGCCGACGATGATCTCGATATGATGCGCAGTGAAGATTTTCGATGGAGGGCGGAACAATGGCAAAGCTGATTATGACGGTCGAACAAATGCAGGACCGGGACGCTTGGCTTGCCGCTCGCAATAAAGGGATAGGCGGAAGCGACGCCTCGGTGATCGTAGGGCTGAACGCTTGGAAGTCGCCATTCAAATTGTGGATGGAGAAGACCGGACAAGCGCAGCCGGAGGACCTTTCGGACAATGAGCGCGTCTATTGGGGGCAACAATTGGAGGAGGTTGTCGCCCGGGAGTTTACCAAGAGGACGGGCAAAGAGGTCCGGCGGCGCGGTCTCATGCAGCACTGCGAATATCCTTTCCTCTTGGCGTCGGTTGACCGGCTCCTCGTCCATGAAGACGCGGGGCTCGAATGCAAGACCACGGCAAGCGGCAAGGAATGGAAGGACGACAACCTCCCGGACGCCTACTATATCCAATGTCAACACTATATGCTTGTGACCGGGTGCAAGACATGGTATATCGCGGCGCTGATCGGGGGAAACAGATTCGTTTGGAAAGAGGTCCCGAGGAACGAGGACGATATTGCAGCACTCTTGGAAGCGGAGAAAGAATTTTGGCGGAAGGTCGAGGCAAAGGAAATGCCGGACGTGGACGGCACGGAAAGCTGTGCTCACGCCTTGGCGGAGAAATACCACGGCGGCGGACCGGCGGTCATTCTTCCCTCTGAGGCGATGGGAGCGCTGGACATAATCGGAAAGCTGGAAGAAATGGAAAAGGACCTGAGCGCTCAGCTGGAAGAACAAAAGAACAAACTCCGTCAATGGCTCGGCGATGCGGAAGCAGGAACGACGGACGACGGGCGAAAGGTCACATGGAAGGTACAGGCCGGGCGCACGACGATTGACAGCAAGAAGCTGAAAGCGGAGAGGCCGGAAATCTTCCAGCAGTACGCGAAGCAAGGCAAGGCCTTCAGGGTTTTGAAAATAGGTTAAGAGGAGGAAGTAATCATGGCAACAGTAAAAGGCGGACTCATGCAGAAGACGGCGGCGAATCAGTCTGTAGCGGCGCAGCAGAAGAAGAATTTGCAGGATTGGATCGTCTCGATGAAGGACCAAATCGCGAAGGCGCTTCCCTCGGTATTGACGCCGGAACGCTTTACGCGAATGGTATTGACCGCGCTCTCGGCGAATCCGAAGCTTCAGGTATGCACGCCTCAATCTTTCCTCGGGGCGATGATGCAGGCAGCACAGCTCGGCGTCGAGCCGAATACTCCGCTCGGGCAGGCCTATCTTATCCCCTACAAAAACAAGGGCATTGACGAAGTACAATTCCAGCTCGGCTATAAAGGCCTTATCGACCTGGCCTATAGGTCCGGGGAAATTACGGATATTCAGGCGCACGAGGTCCACGAGCAGGACGAGTTTGAATATGAGCTCGGCTTGGACGCGAAGCTCCGCCACGTTCCCGCGCTGAAAGACCGTG